CGCACAGCGACTTCGTTTGGTAACTCTGCCAACGAACGGCTACTGGGTGGTAACCGGCACTATGATAGCGCCGACCGCGTCATCAACTACTTCTTGTCGATTTCCACACTCACCAACTTTGCTGAGTTCAAGCGTTGCATGGAGCTCTATGACCTCCATTACCCAACCCTTGAAGAAGTCATGGAAGTCATTGAATACTCGTCCAAGCTGTACTGGATTTCCGACGAGTCTATGACCCTGCTGCGCAACTTCATGTCCAACACCAACCCGCTGGAGAAAGCGGCGTTTGTGTACATGGGGGACTTCTATCATTTGGCCAAGTACAACGATGCCTTCATGCGGGGCTTCGTTAGCAAACTGATTGCCAAAGTAGAGTGGGAAGACGTCGAAGACTGGTCTGCTGCTGAGAAGACCATCGACGGCGACATGAAAATCATCATCGCTCAATTCCGTACCGACATCGTTCCTCCTGGAAAGTCGTTTGGTGACGTGAAGAAGAAAGATGAAGATACCCTCAAGGCATTGCCGTGGGAGGAGCAGGACGAGTACAAAGCCCTGATTCGCTCTGCCCTGTTCCTGCAAAAGAACATCGGCGACTACGCGACCCTCATCAAGAACGTGCTGACCACCAAAAACCTGCCTATGAACATCGCGTGCATGCCCAGCATGATTCGCCGTGTGGGTGTGGTGTCAGATACGGACTCGACAATGATGTCCGTACAGTGGTGGGCACAGTGGTTCTGTGGCCAGACCCATGGTGAAGAAGCAACGCGTGTTGCGGATGCTATGATTTACGTGGCCACTCAACATCTTCGTCATTTGATGGCGAGCATGTCGGTGAACATGGGCGTGTCGAAAGAACGCATCTTCTTGTACGCCATGAAGAACGAGTTTAAGTTTGCATCGTTCTCATTGACCACGAAAGCTAAGCACTACTTCTCCATCATTACCGGTCAGGAAGGTCAGTTGAAAACCGACCCTGAGTTGGAAGTGAAGGGGGTGGGTCTGCGTACCTCGAACATCCCCGCGGCGATTATGCGGGAGTTCAAGAAGACGATTAAGCAGCTCTGTGTTCAAGTAGCCGACGGCGACAAAATCAACTTGTTGGATTTGTTGGAGAAGGTTGCAGGTATCGAACACACAGTTGTGGACACGCTGACCGCAGGTTCTGGTGAGTATCTGAAAACCACGAACATCAAAGACCGTGGCGCATACTCCGACGACGATGAAAAGAACTATCATTACCATCGGATGTACAACACCATCTTTGGCCCACGCTATGGCATGCTGGATGAGCCGCCGTACGAAGCTGTGCGTCTGCCGGTTAACCTGGAATCGAAAACTGCTATCCGTGATTGGCTGGCAGCCATCGAAGACCCGATTATCCGTGAAGGTGCAACGAAGTGGTTTGAGGAGACCAACTTCCGTACTTACAAAACGCTCATCATCCCAGAGCATCTGGTGTCGAACTTCGGTTTGCCGCCTGACCTTATCCGTGTTGCGAACAAACGCCGTACTGCGTTCCAGACCGTTGAGCCGTATTACCATGTTCTGGAGTGCCTGGGTGTGTTCATGATTGATGAGCATCGCAGTCGTCTGCTGTCAGACTACTACGGCGAAGCCATCGATGACGATTCATTGACTGATGAGGAAGTCACCACCATCGTCAATGCGTTGGAAGCGATAGCGGAATAAAAAAGAAGCTAACAGTGCAACCTGGTGGTTGCACTGTTAGTGTATATAGTATGTCACACCACAAGTGTGATAAAACGGGGCCGCATTTTTTCATTTCGGCCTCACGATCTCCGAAAGGGGCTCGATCAGCGTTTGCCTGTAGTGTTGTTGCAGTTCTTTCGGGAACTTCTCCAATACCTTCTGGTTAAGGAACACAACGAGCTCCCGCCAGATGACGGAATGGTAACGTTCCATAAGCGACCGGTTATACTGGAAGCAAAAGAGCGTTAAGTGCCAGTTGATAATCTGTTTGTGCCACGAACCTTGGAATGTTTGTCCATGGTCGAGGAATGCAACCAGTTGTCGCGCATCACCAATCTCTCCGAGCTCTGTAAAGGGCTGAGGGATATTGTAAAGCAGTTCAACCGGAGTAAACAGCTGCGCCAAAAAGACGCGTTGTTTCTCTCGGGCCCCTCTCAGAGCAAGGGCATAGAGTGGCGGTCGTGGAAACGTCGCTACTGGGAACTCGGCCATTGGCACGATGTTCTTTGCCCGTAATCTGTGGTGGTTGAAAAACGAGATATTCATGTAGCTGGCCAACATGGGATTGACCATGTGGCGTTGTACCAGCACTGGCTCATTGATGGGCTCACCGGTTGCACGATAATACTCGCGTGCTTTCAAGTGAACCCACAGCAGCGCCACCAAGTTTATCTCGATGATGTTAATGCCCTTCGGCTCAACGTTACCCAGTTCCCAGTTAAGGTTGGTTTGCTCGTGCCACTGGTACGTACAGCTTGCGATACTTCGCCAATCTTGTCGAGGGTCAATGGGTTTAGCGACCAGAGCAATGATTTCGTCCTGATAGCGTAAGAACTCGCCGTTGTGCAGTTTGCCGTAGCTGTTGGATGAGGTTAAACGAAATGCGTTACCTATCGACGCGAGGCGTCTACGACAGTGCCATTCGACATCGTCGTAAGTGCCATCGCCCATGTAAACCAGCGATGCAATGATTTGGATAAGCAAGTGTTCTGACTTCACCCGGGTTTGTAGCGTGCTCAAGTATTGGCGAATACGCCGATCGTTGTTTTTTACGTGAGCAACCAAAGCTATGGTGGAAGGGTCCACTGTGCGGGGTAGCCCACTCTTGTCTATTTCCGCTCGTTCGAACATGGTCGACTCCTAAGTGCTTTACATAGGATGCGTACCTCGCATCTAAAAAATTACAGATATATGTCATATTGTGAGACGCTGCCACAATGTCTTTTCTTAACATCGTTTTGAAAATATTGTAGCTATATGTTATCAATGTGACGCTGACGTCATAAACCATTGTTTTTACTCGAGTAAATAAGGAAATAATCATGCCAGAAATCATCGACAACGCCACCATCGGTTCCAACGAAGCTTCCAAAGGCGCAGAGCTGGGTGGTGATCAGGGTCAGCAACTCGGTCAAGGTTCTATCGCACCGACCTCTCCCATTCGTTCCAACATCACTGCGTTCGATACCGCCTTCGGTTTCAAAACCATCAACACCCGCGCAGCTCAACTGTGCTCCGTCCTCGAAGAAGCCAAGAAGCAGAACCCGGCTCTGGGTGCGTTCTTCTTCGGCACCTGGGACGAAGTCGACATGGACAAAGGTTCCATGGCCTGGGTTGCTGGCGAATACAACGGTGCCCTGCTGTACGGTGCCCTGCTGTTCGAGAACGGCGACAGCTTCCGTGTCATGACCAATGGTCAGACTGAGAGCTACTACACCGTTGCTGGTCTGTTCGGTAAAGAAGCCGTGGCTTCCATCACTGCCGCGGTGACCGCACGTGTTCCGGCGAACTACGCCGGCAACATCCACTTCCTGGGCCTGAACGTTGTCCCGGAACTGCCGACCCGCTCCACCATGGATCCGGCTTGGGCAATGCACCTGCTGGGTCAGCAGATGCTGACCATCTTCGGTCGTGCCAAAGGTTTCCTGGGCACCATGAAGCTGGGCCCGAACGATCGCTTCACTGCCAGCGTAATGGGCGGCGGTGGTGTTCAGCACGTGCTGGATACCAACGGCCACGCTCACCGTGCTGACTTCCAGATGTCCGTCAGCCACATGCCGGTTGCTGCGAACAACGATCTGGCTCCGACCCTGACCGGTTCTGCCGCTCAAGTAGGTTACCCGCAAGTTGCGGGTGCTGGTTACATCAACCTGCGCTACATCGGTCTGCGTCAGCAGAACAACGTAGTTGGTCAAGTAGCCAACCTGCAACAGCTCCAGCCGGAAGTGGTTGCGGCCATCCTGGACTCTCAGCAACAGGGTGGTAGCTCCAGCACTCCTATCCAGCGTCAGCTGGTAACGCTGGCAGGCTTCTGTGCTCTGGCTGCTGACGGTGGCTGGCGTGACCTGGCTATCCGTTCCTTCGACCGCGAGAACCGCAAGGTTAGCGCACTGGCAGCCCACATGAACTGGATGCAGTCCAACGTGGATGTCAAGGCACTGGATAGCTCCGTGGAAGCAGTCACCGGTTTCGTCGACAACTTCTGCCTGCCGACCGCAGCAGTAATGCTGTACCACCGTGCTGGTAACGGCATCGCCGGCCTGACTACCATGATGGCTGAAATCGCTCTGGGCACCACCGAGACCATCCGCCAGCTGCTGAACCTGCTGGATGAGATGTTCCCGAAACTGGGCGCCGAAGGCGATACCTTCACCCGCTTCTTCATGCGTCGTCTGCAAGCTGAGAACCAGAACCGTCCGACCGAGATCACTGCACGTGATATCATCGTTGCTGCGGTTCCGACCATCTCTGGCGTGTATCAGGGTTCCGGTGGTCTGCTGTCCTTCCAAGACGCTGACCTGGTTCGCGTTGCGAACTACTTCGGCGACAAGGCTGGCGAGGTGATGGACTACATCCGTGCACAGTCCTACGGTCACCGTAACCTGGACGAGAAAGCTCAGCGTATCTACCTGCTGAAGCTGTACAGCGCTATGTTTGGTGCTGGCAAGCCCAAGGCTACCGGTGAAGCTCTGGAGATGGCACTGAACCCTGTGTTCGGTAAAGCTCTGCTGGATGCCGTTCGCGGCGTTGGTACTCGTCTGGATGTGGTCGGCGTTAGCGCCTACAACCACATGAACAACTCCCTCTTCACCGGGGGTCAGTCGTTCACTCTGGCCGGTTCCGCAGGCATGGGCAACATGTCCGACTTCAGCCTGACTGGCGCATCTGGTGGTCACTTCACTTTCTAATAAAGTGGAATGACAAAAAACGTGGAGGGGTTCGCCCCTCCACCTTTCTTCTTTTTTTCGAGGGTATCCATGCACATCAAACACAAACGCGTGCCATTGTACTACGGCGTCAGTGGAAAACTCGAAGCTCCGGATTTGTATTATCGTGAACTGGTAACGGAAGCCCAGCGGCTGGAGATCGCTCCGCCGGTGGTTATCAATGACATGGCGCTGGAGAATGATCCAGAGACCACATGGGCGTTGATTGACCGCATAGTTCAAAACCGCATCATTGATGAACGCATTAACTCATCGCCGATGTGTTCAATGAACTGTTCGCATCCGATTGTCCATCGCTACAACGTTGGGGTGAAGTGTCCGACGTGTGGCTATCGTGTTGCTGAAAACCGCCTCGAGTCGGAAGTTGTTCTCCGTGCTCCAGAGGAAGTGGGGTTCTTTGTCAACCCACGCTTCTGGATGATTTTCAACAACGCTTTCGGCTGTACCCAGTTTGACAAATTCGAGCGTAAAGCTGTCACCTCGTTAGAGCGTGGGCCTGACTTGATGATGTGGATGATTGATCCATATTACACGCCAGCCAGTCCTTTTAGTGCGCAGGCACAGAAGTTCGTGAGAGCGTTGGAGCGTTTGGGCTATCAGCGCGGCCTTCTGAATTTTGCACAAAACTACCGCACCATCTTTGATACAATCCTCAGTCCTGAAATCTGGCGTGAGGTTGTTCCGAGCACTGGTCGCAAAGCTGGGGCGTCTGAGCGTACCCGCCAACATTTCATCCGCCTTGTGAGAGGACAAGGAACGGAGTTCTTTAGTAAGCACCTGACCCTCATCCCGTCAAAGCTGATTACCGCTGAAGAAACCCGACGTGGGCTTTCTGTTGACCCAGTCAGCGCAGGTGCAATTGATGCCGTGAAGAACTTGGCATCCCTCTACATGCCCGGACGTACTCGTGAAGCTCGCTTCGTGGCACAACGGGCAGTGAAGATTAACAGGCAGATTGCATACTTCCACATGGACTACCGTATGGAGCTGATGGGGCCGAAAGCAGGTCTGTATCGCGCTAAAGCGTCGGCAACATTTGTTCCGCACTCTGGCCGCGCTACGATTTCACCCATCTCCAAACCCCATGACGCGTGGAAGCTTAAAGCGCCGTGGCGTTGGGCAGTCAATCTGCTGGCTATCGATATCGAAAACAAACTGATGCGTCGTGGATTCACGGCTCGCCAGTGCGAACGTATCTTAGCCAAAGCCTGTATGCAGTACCACCCGATTGTCGATGAGATATTCCACGAGCTCATCGCAGAAAGTCCAGGTGGCCAGGGGATTATGGTTTCCCCTCTCCGCAACCCGACGTTGGTTCAGCTTTCAATCCAGACGGTGTGGATTGATGAGATTCTGACCGACGTGAATATCTGCTCTGTCCAAATCGGCGTACGCATCATTAAGATGATGAACGCGGACTTCGATGGTGACCAGCTGATGTTCTATCGTCCGGTAGACGCAAACGAGATGCGCATGGCGCTCGACTTGCGGCCAGACCAAGGGATGATGTCGGCAAACGAAGCTGGGCGTGTAGCGCACGGTATGGTGTTACACAACGAATGTATTTCGATGCAGTCGAGTTACCTTGCAGATGAAGAGCAGGATGACTGCGAAGGTATTGCCCTAGAACTACTGTAAACGAGGATTCTCATGGGAATGTGGAACAACGCGGCGACGCCGTGGACTGTTCAAGGAGTGGGGACAGAAGTTCACAACTTTTTCAGTGAACGTCTGGGTACGTTGAATCTGGCTGCGGATGTCATGCAGTCTTACCAGAAGGCCAAAGAAGAAGTGGCTAGTCTGGACATGATTCGTCGTACCAGCGCAGCAATGCGCAAACTCCGCTACATGGATTCCACCAATGAAGTGCTACAGCTCTTCGAAGTGGGACAGTTCCAGCACGCCAATCATGTCATGCAACCGCTGCTGGTTGCAATGCCGGAATACCGTAAGTTGTATAACGAGCGGTTTGCAGCAGGATTTGAAAGCGGGTTCGGTTCCGTAGATATCTTCCGTGGCAATGCGTATATGCACACGGATGAGAACTACCGAGAAGTCACCGATGGTATGTTGAACAGTTATGACGAGCACATCTGGACATGGGTAGGTCGTGATGATCGCGCCAACCCACTGGACACGTTCGCCAAGATTGACATGCTATCGAACTGGGACCGTATGCGAGCCATGGATTGGGAGGATGAAGACCCTCTCTCCGAGCTCAACGCATCCTGTTAATAAAAGAAAGACAGGGGAAGGGCGCTTGCCCTTTCCCTTGCTCTTTTTTTGCATAAGGAGACATTATTGTGGTGACGACCGTAGTTGGAACGCTTTCAACCCGAGGTTGGGCGAGAACACCAGAAGAGAAAATTCGGGAACTCATTAATCACTTTACAGAGTCGGGCTACAGTCAGTCCGTCCTCTATAAAGGAAGTATTAAGTCCCTGTCGTACTTACGCGCTGCTTACATCGAAGACCCTACCGCACTGGCTGAGGAAGTCCAGAAGTCACTCACGACACTGCTGCGCAATGTGTTCTTTGAACCCGATAGCGTCGTTGAGGTGGAAGTCACCAGCGAGGCCGATCGTGGAAGCGAAGTGGTCTATCGTCTGGTTATCACCGCCCGAGTGACCGTCGCAGGTCAGAAGTACGACGTTTACGACAGTGTTGAAATCAAGGAGCAATCATGAACGAAGAAGATTTGACAGGCCGTTCCTATCGCCACCGTACTATGGTGGAATTGGAGCAGTTGATGGTGGAAAGTTTGACTGGTAACAGCTACTCCCGCGAAAGCCACTTCCGCCGTAATGCACTCCCGATCCTCAGTGGCCTGCTGAACAACACCTTTGACGAGGACGTTTGGATGAACCTGGTGGGTTCTCCCCACGTTGCCTACGACGTCTACAGCGACGACGGTGAAGAACTGCTGTTCACCCTCCCTCCTCTGATGTACGTCGGCTCCAGCCTCATCGGCAGTGACGACCAGCCGAGTTTGACCGAAGAAACCGGTCAGCTCATTCGCCAAGCAGGCGGCGCTAACCTCTTATCAGATGAGGCCGTGGGTCAGCTGGTCTACAAGACCGTTCAAGCCATTGGTGAAGCCACCTACGCTTCTGCGGTTATCCGCGCGAAGAACACCATCGATACCCTGAACGGCATTTTCCGTCGTTACGGGTTGACGGGTCAAATCGAGTACCCTGAAGGTTTGCTCGCCGCACACGCCGCGGCCATGAATGAGCAACCTGCCTCGGCTACAGCAGAAAATGTGGCTCCCCCAGCCCCAGCCCCCACTACTCAGAGCTTTGCTTTTGATGGCGGAGAAGATCTATAACCTGCCACCCTGCTTAGCAGGGTGGCGACGTTTCCTCGTATTCGGAGATGCCCATCTCTTACATGGTCGTGTCCCTACTGCCCACATTGTGAACATCCTGACCGAAAAGATCATCGATGCTGGCAGGATTTCTGCCATCTACATCGTTGGGGATTTGTGGGATGATTCTCGGTATCTTCGTACGGAAGATAGCAAGGTGGCCATTGCGTTTATTGTCTGGTTACTGAACTACTGCAAAGTCCAAGGCATCGCGCTGCGGGTTTTGGAGGGGACACCGTCGCACGATCACAAGCAATCAGAGATGATTGTCAACATGAACGCGACGATTGGTGCCGATGCCATGTATCTGAACGAGGTAGGGGTGATGTACGACCCTGCTATCGATGCGGTGATTGGTTGGGTTCAGGATGAATACCGGATTGATGCAACTGAGACCGAGCGCATCATGGATGAGAAGATGCTTTCCGGGGGTTACGACAAACTGGACTTTTGTTTCATGCATGGCATGTTCAAATTCCAGTCACCAGTAGAAAACATTCGATACTTCGACATGTCCTTCTGGCTGGCCCGCGTGCGTCAACTCATCATGATAGGTCATGACCACCGTCCGAAGCAGTGGGATCGAATCCGTGTGACTGGCAGTCCTGAGCGGCTGTCGCATGGCGAGGAAGAAGACAAAGGTGTGACCATCGTGGATTATGATGGCCAACACACCCGCGATTACTTCTGGGTAAACGAACGCGCGGTGCCACAGTTTACTGTCCGTGTAACCGAGGACTATGACGCGTGCTTGGCACAATGCTTGGAGCGGATTAATCGCATACTGGCACATCCGTCGTGTGACCTCGGTCGATTAAAAATCGAATACTACGACGGTAGCCCCATCGCCGCTAACGTTGCCCAATGGAAGCGCGAGTACCCGTTCAAAATAGAACTCGACAAAATCAGCAACCAGCAGGAGTTGGACGCGGTGATGGAGAGTTTCAATCAGGACGACGACGAGGAGGAACCGATACTGCCCGACACCATTGAGCGTTTGATGTTGGAGGCGACGTCACATCTTCCTTTGAAACCTGATATCGTTAGTTCCATCGTGAGGAGTGTACAATGAGCCCCATCAGTAGCGATCGGGTGTTTGGAAACTTCCCCATCTCAATTGCGACATCGCTTGCAATTGAGGGGTTGTTCCACGTGGGTGAATTCGAAGGGGCCATCGGCCCCTTAGCTGCCGAGAGTCATCAGGCGCTTTGGATAAACCTGCGCACGCTGTTCCGTAATGGCTTCTATGCCTTTGAAGATAAGCGTGAATTTCTCACCCCCGAAGTAATGGTTGATTCGTTAACGCAAGACGTGGCTGCGATTCGCACCGCGGTAAGTCAGCATGCGCCGAATCTGGAAGTGCAGTTCTACTTCTGCCAAATGCACAAAGTCAACCAAGCGTTCCCAGAAGCAAGTTTCAAGAATGCTAACACCCCCGCCCAACTCTTTTACAATGCGCTGGAGAAGGACACCTACGCAGGGATGGTGGATGTATCGCAGTACAAGGTTTTCGATGTCGAGATCAAAAACGACAAAGAGACGTTGATTGTCACGCACATGCCAATGGACTTGCTGTGGCGTGCCAACTTTCCAAAGCTGACACTGCTGGAATCTCACACCGGTAAGATAAAGGCTCACACAGAGTGGTACAGTAAGCTGAATGGGAAACCTGCCCAGCTTCCGTTCTGTAAAGCATTCCTGGTGTTGTTTGGCGATGGGGTGGTGTTCTCACCACTCGACCGCAAATCCCGTGCTGTGTTATTAAAAGTGGCGGATAAATACAAGTGGAACCAAGGCACTACGTGGGACCGTATCAACAACGCATTGCGTTTGGAGAACGAACCCCATTTGGTCGAGTTCTTACGTCGTCTGAGTCGCTAACCCTCATTTTTACGGGTGCAACTCTTAATTTGTGAAGCACATCCCCTAGATAGGTGACCCATGAATCAAGAAATCTTAAAAGACCGTTTTCTTTACCCGATGACCGAACCGGATGGTCAGGGTAAGCAGCGTAAGCTCGGCATCGAGCCGAATATCTTCAAGAACTCCGACGAGTGTGAAGGTCTGGTTTTCAAATACAGTTTTGCCCAAGGCGAAGGTCTCTACTTCGTTGCAAACCAAACTGTGTTCTTGGCCGTCATGAAAGGTCTGGAAGATCTGCTGCGCACCAAAGAGCCCACTCCTCCGCTGATCTGGGAATACCAGCCGAACCCGCAAAAGCCCGCGGTTAAGCTGGCAGTTGGTCGTGGCGATGACCTGCGTCCGTTCCTGGCCATCTCTGGCGAGATTAACGGCAAGGTTCGTTCCAAGCGCTTCTACTGGTATCTGCCGAAAGGCTACTCGCTGGTTCGTAACGGCAACCCAGTATCAGATTTGGAAGGTGCGGAGACCATGATGCGTTCCTTCATCGGTCGCACCGACCTCTTCCTGCGCGTACTGGAAGACTCTTACAAAGCCCGCGTGTTCCAGCAGGGCGGCGGTAACCGCGGTGGTGGCGGTGGCAACCAGAATTACCGTGCGCCTGCCGGTGGTGATGCCCAGTTTGATGACCTGTTCTAAAAACGTGAACCTGACCCGTGGGATATCCCACGGGTCATTCTATCGCCAAGTAACGAGTCGTGCTGGAATAAATCACAGATAGATTTTATCTAAGTGAATAACTCACTTAAAAGAGTTTACCAGCCAAAGGGTGAAACAATGCATATCAGCAAAGATAAAAATACCATCGAAATTTGTTTTGGTAATGAAACGCTTTCGTTTGGCGGCCTCGCTCGCATGCGCAAGAAAGGAATGTCGGAGCGTGGTGATGAGCTGCTCATGGTTGAGCTGAATCGTCTGTGGAATCTGTACGATGTGGATACCCAAGAAAAGGTGTTCCAGTGCTACAAAGACCTGGACGAGATTTCCACCGAAGGAATGGAGGTCATTGAAAAGCACCTTCCAACAATTGTTGCGCGGCTGGTGGAACTGCATCCGGCTGAGGTGTTCAAGAATCTGTACCCGCGTGAGCGTGTGTGGATTCCTGAGTCACTGCACGACGACTTTACGCGGATGTCACCCAACTACACAGAAGGGATGACTTACACCGCCCCAGATTACTACAACCTGATTATCTTCGCTTTGCAACTTAAACCATTGTTGCCGGTTTTCGGTCTGCTACAAGTGTACGATACTCAGCGCACAACCCGTCGTCGTTCTCAAGAAGAACGCGACCGTAATGACCGTGAGCAGTTGGCGAGACGCCGTGCCACCATCCAACGTACCGTGATGGCGTTTAACTACATCATGGAAACGGAGATGGCAGACTCCGCTGCGGTTGGAAAACTGCGTACCTACCTGAACGATAGCGTGAAGAACTTCCAGCGTGAGATGCAACGCGGCTCTTCCACGATTGAAACAATCGCGGCGTATTGTGGGTTTGGTACGGACATGCTCGAAGATTATCTGATGGCGTATGCTGTCGTCAACGTGTTGGCGCAGCAAATCGTGGGGGCGATTCGCAACCATAGCCTGAATGATAACGCACAGCTCGTCACCGAGATTTATTTCTCAGTGAAGGGTGAAGTGGAAACGGGGTTGGCCAACAAGCTGACCATGAAGAACGTTTCCTCGAAGCCGAGTATCAAGGTGGCTAGCGTTGGTGGTGAACGTGGTAAGTTCTCAAGCATTGACTTGGTATCTGCCCGTTCTGATGGCCCTATCAAAGAGCCGATTCGCGGTGAAATGCAGTTCACTCATCCGGAGTACCAACGTAGCTTATATAAGGCGATGAATATCGACCTGACCTTTGACCAAGTCCAGATGCTCATCGAGAATGCGAAAACCTTCATCGATGAACCGTGGTACGAGGTTCAAGAGTGGCTGGTGGCGTTGGCTACCCATCGCTTTGTGGACCGTCGCACCATTAAGGACATGGATCCCATTGCGCCACGTGTGGCGATGGGGTGGGCACAGGCGGTGTTCATTCACTACGGGATGTACGATATTGCGCAGATGCTGTCGTGCCGTGTCCGTCCACGTGACTTGAATCTGCTGGGGTACATCATCAATCCGTATACCAGCGCATTTAAAGAAGATGTGGATAGATATTATCCTCAGGGATACACGACACATCGCGGTTTTGGTGCAGGCGCATCGTCTCCGCTTTATCAGTCTGTGCAAGCATTCATTGGCCTGATGAACCGCTATGAGTATCAACTCACGGCAAGCAATCAGGACGTTGCGGCTCTGCTGCGCATTCCAATGGAAGTCGTGTCCGCGCCAATCGTACATGTGCCGAATCCCGATATCGGCATTGCGTTGGTGGAAATGAGCCTTATCCAGGCTAAGAACAAATTGAAAGAAGTTGATTTTTATACCCTCTAAGGAGTCTCGAATGTCCATGAAACTGTTGAACTTTGTGATGTATCCTGTCTACGGTATCCCTGAACAGATCCGTCGTCGGATAGACATCAACGGAGGTCTAGGTGACCTCCAAACTCTTTCTCAGGTGGTTGACCGCTTTGGCGATAACGCGCTCGGCACCCAAGAGTTCTCTGTGGCCATGGGTGGGGTAGTTAACTTCGATGGCACACCGCAAGGTTTTGAACGTCCTTTCGTGGACGTATCTGGTGCTGGCGAAAGTGGTATCCGGATGCCGTACGGCGATTCCGTCACCGGCGTGTACAACTGGATTGCGGTGATGGTAGAAAACCCCATCAACAGCACCCGTTCCACCGAGAACCGCTACATCATGTCCGGCTACACTAGCCGTGCAGAACCGTCAATGCTTGGCCGCATGCCAGACGACATGCGTCTGTACATCAACGACATCTATTGCGTGCAAGCCACGTACCTGATGTCTGGTTTGGGCGAGCGTCAAATCGACCCGGGTTCTTTCCGTGTTCTGGAAAGCTATGTGCTTTGCCAGACGCTGGAAGACCAGCTCAATGGCGTGTCTGAGTTGGATGTTAGCCCCATCGCAGTAACCAAAACTGCCGAGATGGTTCGCAAGATTGGTGCAGACGACGGTGTTATGTTGGTGCCAAACCAGCGTAGTCCGCTGGGCGGTAACGGCGACAACGCCTATTACTCCAGCAGTTTCCAGGCCAGCCCACAACTGATGGCTAGCCAGCTGAGCAACCCCGAAGGGTTTGTGGGGACGCTGGCAAAAGGATACATGCATGCCAAAGTCACCAAAGATGATGACCTGGGCTCCAGCATGTCTTTCTTTACCGAAGCAGGTTCGCAGGTTGAAACCTTCCTTCGCCAGAAGACTATTCAGCGCAATCTGAACAGTCACAACGTGATTCGTGGCATGCAAACCGCTCTGAGTCAGGTTGATGGTGTGGGGAGTAACGCCTTGGGACATCGTGGTAACTTCTCGCTGGGCAACCTGCGCGGTGCTATCATGAACCCGGTCGAGTTGGATAGCTGGGTATCTCAGTCTATCACGTTAGCTCGTCAGCGCGGCTTCCAGAGCGCAATGGAGAACACCGATACTTGGGTAACCAGTAACGGCCAGTCCACTCGCGCATCGCTCATCAGTTACGACATCGCCATGCAGCTCGGCCCAATCCTGAGCCGCCACTTGGTTGGTGCAGCACGGTTTGTTTACGACAACCGCTGTGCGGATCTGATGACGCCTGCTCAGTTGCAGGTGATTGAGACATCAATCGAATCCATCAACGGTGGACCGTTGCCTCGTCTGATGGCGGTCCGTCTGCAAAAGGATTTGGAATCGTTGATGCTCAAAGCCAGTAAGCATAACCGTCAAGCGTTCAGATGCACGGTAACGACCCGTCTGGGCACCGTCACCCGCGTTGAGATTTGCATGGATGGTTCAATGCCTGAGTTCTTCACTTACGCATCCTTCATGTCCAACCGTATGCACGTGGGTATCACCAACGATGCAAACTACGTGGGCACGCTGGGCGCAGGGGTGAAAGATATCATGGTAGCGATTGACGATGGTTACGACTGCTTCACGCGACGTAGCAACATCTCAACGCTGAACACCACACTCAGCTCGGTGCTCGGTCAGGCGCCAGCTCTTGGAGCTACGTTGGGTGGTGGGTCTTCTCCACTCGACGATCAGCCTTTCAGTTTCTAAGGAACCCGCATGAAGATTATCGACTTCTATGCGTCACTACTGCCATCCCTCGGGATGGCTGTAAAAGACGACCTGCTTTACTACCCTGATGGCGAACCGGTGACGTTCGCTTATCTCAAAAAGACGCGGCAGCTTTGCCTCCCCACGGATAACATGATCAAGCAAGGTCTTGAGCATGAGGGGAAAGAGCTGCACGCATTCCATCCACTGTGCGAAAGCATGCTGACCGGCGAGAGCGGTACTATCCGCTTCTTGAAAACCGCTATCCGGATGCGTCTGTGGCAAACCGCCGTGGATCTGGTGGGTGCGATTATTCGTCAGGGCGCAGAACAGCGCCCTGTTAAGAAGTCCGCCTACAAACAGTTCCTGGCCAAAGTCTGCGACGGCGTCAAAGAACCGAAGTTCGATGACACGCTGGTAGCCAGCTGGGCAGCAGTGCTGGAGTATATCTCTGACCCTGAGAAGATGGATTCCAAGAGCCGTCTGCGTCTGGTAATCGGCAGTAATGAAACCATCGGTACTGACAAGTACGCGCGTGTTGCTCGCTATGCGAACTTCACAGCGAACGAGTCTGACGATGGGAGCGCCACGTACTTCGGCGTACGTTGCCGCCGTAAACAGGACAAAGCGATTATCCATCGCCTGTTAACCACGGTGTTTAATTGGTTCCCGGAAGAAACCGGCTCCAATGACAACCGTGCGTACTTCGGTTGTTTGGCGCGCGCGTGGGCGAACTACGTGTCGGAGTACAACAAGGTGGCCAGTGCCCTGCATGATATCTACGCAGATGTCGAAGTGCTGGATGCGGGTTGGATTAGTTCCATCGACTCCATGGAGATGTTCGACAAGGTAATCCAAACCCTGCCGTACAACACCGGTCCTGCCAAGGATGCTGCTGACCGTTCGAGCCTGGACTACAGCGTTAAGAATGCGACCATTCACGATATCGTCAAACCCAAAACCAGCACTGAAGTTGGTGCGGGCGAAACGGTTAACCCGATGGACTTGTTCAACGCGCGCAAGCCGGCTCCGTTGGCTGGATTGCTGGGAAGCCAAATCGACCCACGTCAACTCACACCTGCCCAACGTGCGGAGTACGATGCATCGCGTCGTATTTCAACCGGTGGCGCTGTGAAAACAACGAGCTTGGCGGTAGCCCTTAAACAGGAACTCCCGATGCAAGCACCGTCGTTGATGTCCAGTACCGGTGGACTGACATTGGCCAGTATTCTCGGTGGCGGTCAACAGACACTGGGTCTGGGTGGCCAACAAACGCTGGGCATGGGTGGGCAACAGTCCTCACTCATGCAGCAAACCACGCTCGGCTTTGGCAACGCGACGTTGGGTCAAAACAACTTCACGTTCTAAGCAAACAAAAATAAAAGGGGGGAGAGCCGAAGCTCCCCCTTCTTTTTTTGTCACTCGCCCATCGATGCGAGTATCTTTTGCACCAGTTCCGCGGATGGTACGGTGAGTGTCCCCATCCGAGGCGTGAACCCCGTGACGTCCGACAAACCATTTAACAGCATGATGGGAAATATCTGAGTCCGCTCATACTGCATCGATTGGCAATACCCGTAAAAGCTATGCTTCTCAGGGAACGAGTAACGTGAGTCGATTGTAACCACCTGCGTAGTAGGATGCTTTCGCATGAACTCGAGATGGTCTATAAAGAGTTGTCGGCGCTTGTCATCAATGGATGGCACGATGTCACCGAAGCTATGAAAGGAATCTAGCACGTAACCTCCTTAAAAAAGTTATAGATAGATTTTATCTAAGTGAGTTGTGTCATAAGGAGTATCTAACAATGCGAAGTTGTCCAACGGAACTGAAAAGCTCCTCTGCTGATCGTGAAGCTGTAGCTGATAACGGTTCTGCATCACGGTCCGCGATGGTGGGCTCCCACATGAAGGGTGCTGCACCGCTGGATCATCCGATTCCATCGCTACACTTTACCGGCGTCGATTCGGAATACGCCAAGTACGTTCACAATGAAGTGGTGGAACATACTGGCACCGTGTGTACTTTTATAACCCCAGAAGGGAGCCAGCGTCGTGCAGTCTTTACGCGCCACCCCAAAGTGGGGTCTCCTGACGTCATGCAGACCGCAATCTTTACCCGTCGGTCTGAACTACCACTGGGTCAACGGACTCCCATCATTGATTTGATTGAGACCGTAGGCTATACCGCGCATCACCACGTCTTCTCATCCAAGAAGGAAGGGACGGAGTTGTTGCGTAAGATTGTGCGTGGTCAAGTGAACGCCCTGGAGAAGGGCCAGAACATCACCACCATGCCCTGCATTACCGATGCAGAGATTCCGGAGTTCGTAGATGGTGTCCCCATCATGACAACCACAATCAGTCACCCAGACTTGATTGAGGATGCGTACGATATCTCCGAGGAAGCCGCTGCGGCTATGCACGCACACGGGGTGCACATCATTGACTTGTCCATTCGTTCGGACGAGGTGTTGATGGACACGTACGGACGTATGCTGGCCGATGGGTCGTGGGAATCGCGTTACTTCCCAGATGTTGGCGAAGCCATTCGTGACGATGGTCTGGTACTGGCAACTCGCCGTTACGACCCGCTCTACGCTGCGATGGATATGTCGGCTGGGGAATTGCGTCACCCATCTCCGTTCTATGATCAATGCCGTTACGTTGATGCTGACCCAGAGCATTACAAGAACCCGCTGCTGACTAACGGCTCACGGGTGATTGACATTCAGGTGTGGCGTGACGAGACTGAAGTTGTGCGTGTGGGTAACGGGGTGTATGAAAACCGCATCCAATGCACCGAGGAGAACAAGAATGTACTGGACAAGTATGCGCAGGCGCTCAAGAACTATTATCGTGAGATTGTTGAGTTCTACCTGTCTATGCCCCAAGACGTTCAGTATTCAGGGCCAGCATGGGCGTTGATTTATCGCGCCTTGGCATCTGAACTCCCTAGCGTGTACCACAAGTACGAGAACGTTATCCGTCAACACGTGGTGGCTGCGGTACGTAGTGGCGATTTCACCCAAGAACTGGTGAATGAAAAGCTGCGGACACGTTTGCCGAATGCCCAGCAACGTCAGTTGCGGGAACCGATTAGCACATACACCATCCGCATCGCGGTACGGTATCCTATCCCAGTGACTGTGTCGTCCAAAATCACGGACCGCTCAGGCATGAAGGGTATCGTTGGTCGTGTGTTGCCGGTTGAACAAATGCCGTTGGATGAGTTTGGCCGTCGTGTGCATTGCTTGCGCCCCCAAAACGCAGGCTTGCGTCGTTCAACCTTCGGTGGTTTGTTCCACATCTTCTGGTCGGATGCGTCTGAGCAGTTGAAGATTCGCCTCAAGCCGATGCTGGAGCGTAACGAGATGGGTGCCGCATGGGATACCTTGCTGGAATACCTGGGTCGCTACAATCCAAACTGGGCCACGCTGGTCGCGGATGCGTATGACCGTCCCGAGTACCAACTCGAGTTGTGGAAGGATGTGTACGATTTCAGTATTCGTATCTTCCTGCCGCACGAGCTGGACAAATCCACCGTTGAAATCTGTCGTGGGCTGCAAGAGTATAAGCCGCAGAAGTCGCGGTTGCTCATCACGCATTACGATGGACGTCAGGAGTGGACCAAAGACAAGTTCTACGTGGGTTATGTGGAAACGCTGCGTCTGGATAAAACTGGTCGCGAGTTCTCATCAACATCCGCCCCGCAGTTTAACTACGTCGGTGGAATGGAGTGTGTCGTCACACCAACTCATGGGTATCCGGTGAACAACAAGGGTATCAAGTGGGGTGGTGAGTCTGAGCGTCGTTGTGTACAGGCGTTCTCTGATGGCTACTTCGATGAAATCCACAACAGTGCCAACAATCCGGACTTGCAACGTGAGAAGACGCGTGGGATGTACCGCAGTCTGACCCCGAGCAACCCGGGCGTGCTTACCGATCGTGATAAACACCCGCTGGGGGATAGTCAGTACGATAAGCTTATCGACGCTATTCACCGTGCAGAAGGGTTCCGTTTGGTTCGCAAGAAGAGAGAGGATGTCTGATGGGTGCGACAGTCGAGAAATCAAGAAAGTCCATCAAAGCAACCCCAGTGCATGTGCGGCAACTTGCCGCACTTCCTGCGGAGAAGATTTGGCGGACAAAGGGTCTTTACAGCGTAACGTTCGATGATGGTGTGACGGTAGAAATGCCTGCCCGCTACATTAAGCTGAGCTGGCCCTACTGGGGAGTAACACGCTCTTACAAAGACGTGCCAATTCCCAGCACGTTAGCATTGAAAGTCGACGCACCTCCTTCAGATGACCTCCATCTGGATTTGATGTCCCTGGCCAATAAGCTGGGACGTGAAACAGGGGTGCCGTTGAAAGACTTGCGCTTCATCTTGAGTCAACACATCTACGCAGATGCGTTTAACCTCACGGTTGACCAACTGCTGGCGTATTGTACGACGCTGGATGTGGACACCATGATGGAGATCTCCGACCATCCTGAGTTCCAGATTATCTACGAATGGAAAAAGATGTACCCCACCGGCTACGACGAGGAAGGTCGTGATATGGTGGAAGAGGCGTACAAAATCATCGAGCGAATTATGCGTGACCCCGCACTTCGCAAGAACACGGTGGTAATGTCCGTACTCGACCGCACTATCAAAACCAACCAAGTGTTGCAGGCGTACATTCGCGGCAAGGGCTCCGAGATTGACTCGCGTATCTACACGAACCAAATCTGGGATGGGTTCTTTGAAGGGTTGAACTTGCCTGCCGACCGTTTGAAAGAATCGGGTGCAGCATCACGTGCTCACATCTATAACACCGCAAACATTGCAACGTCCGAATACGCTAGCCGGAAGTATCAGCTCATTGCCAACGTGCTTATGGGTTTCTATTACGGCGACTGCGGGACGAAGCATGTGCACCATTATACCTTCCGCGATACCACCGCGGGGCGTAAGGAGTTTAATGGTTGTGTGGGGATGAGTTTCCGTAAGGCGGGTACAACCGCATGGAAGCCCATCGAGAAGGGCATGTGGGCGGACTTGATTGACAAGCCCGTGGAAATTCGCAGCACCATGTGCTGTGAAGGACTGCGTCATCAGATGGTTTGCTCAACCTGTTTGGGTGAAATCGCGTACAACTACTCGGAGCTTACTTCGCCGGGTATGGTGGCCGTGACCTCCGTTGCAGAGAAAGGCTCGCAAGGCATTCTGTCAACGAAGCACTTGGACTTCCTGCGTAAACTGTTGGCACTGGTGCTCAACCACCACGTACGCCAATACATGGACGAGTTCCGGCACAAGTCGCAAAAGGCGCTGGTGCTTAACCGCAAACCCGAGTTCGGTACGTGGGAAGATTACGAGCTGGCAATCCCGACTCGTATTCATGCGGAACTGGGGCAGGTGAGTTTCTACGAGAACCTGGACGATGTGGATGAAACCACGTTGCCGGATATCAACGACCTCATCTTCGTTCGCAAGATGGCAGACGGTTCAAGTGACATGGATGCGGTGGATGTGCGTATGGGGATTTGTGGCAACTTCTCCAAGCACTTCCTGCAATACTACCTCCAACGTCGTGAAGACATTCAGGTTGCAGATAAGCACGCGTATCTGCCAATGGACAAGTGGAATCATCGTTGGCCAATCGTGGTTTACACGAACCGGTCAGAATCGATGGCGGAATTCGTTTCTGCCCTTGAAACCAAAATCCGTTCTGTTGCCGCAGACCGGACGGACGAGGACTCCATGGAGAACGCACTGAAAGGTACTGGTCACCGTGTCGGTAAGAACGGGATGGCCAAACCTATCACGCTGGTGGAACAACTGGGTTCAACCGAAGAGCAGTGCACACGGGCCATGTTTGACATGTTCCGTTACATCAATCGTAAGCTTGATGGTATCCCCATGACGCACGTTGCGACCCTGCTGGCTGTCACTCGGGTAGAATCCTATGACAATGCATTTCCGGCAGTCGGTTTCGACGAAGTGAGTGACCCTAACGGGAAACATTTCGTGGACCACAACAGATTGATGGTTATCCGCTCGTTGGCGCCTATGCTGATATTCCAACAGCAACAGCGTGCATTGAATGACGTGTCAGTTTACGTTGACCGTGAACGGCCCGCCTCGTTATTTGACGGAGTGTTTAAAACCATCGTGGTAAATGATTAACAGAGGGGCTTCGGCCCCTCTCTTTTTTTGAGGGCGTCGAATGCACTACCTAGTTACGGTACAGCGTACCAGCATGGGCGTGCGTATTAACCTTCCTACTGTTCATTTTGAGCGCGAGATATTACGTTGGGCGGAAGAACGTCTGCATGCGCCCAAGATGGGTAAAGAGAATGGACGGATTACCACCGAACGTGGGGATCCGTATTACGCACATATGCCCACCGAGCGCAGTTTCATCTTTCACAAAAGCTACGAAAACGACTTGCTCACGATTATCCATCGTTGCGCAATGGGATACAACTTCAAAATCACCGTAGAGTTCTTCGATATCGGCCACACCGAACCGTATCGTTGCACATTTGAAAACTACGGTTTCGATCTGATTGTGACAGATGAGGCCTCGCGGTTTTTCTATCAGAATGAGGTAGTCGACCGGGCAATACAGCCTGAGCGCTTCCAAATCATCTTCGCTGTTCAGACAGGAAGAGGAAAA